GCGCAAGAGTGCCGCCGCTGTCAGTGATGCCGCTGGTGATGATGCGGTCAAGCCCGTCGAATTCACGCAGGAAACCGCGCTTCGCACTGCCGCCCGTCAGGGTGGAGTTGCCGCTCACATCTGCCGATGCGACTGCGCGCTCGAAGGCGATGCCCGCGCGCCACAGTTGGTGCGCCGCTTCGGAGCGGAAATTGACGTTCGCCTGCGCAAGCGGCGACGGCACCCAGGGATTGATAGCGGCAGAGTTCAGAATGCGGCGCTCGATGTCGGCACGGTTATTCAACATGCCGATTTCCGTCACGTCAACCTGATCCGAACCGACGAAGACCTTGCCGAAACGACGGCTGATCGTCGCCTTATGCAGCGTGCCAGGGGTCACCGGGTCACCGCATGTGCCGCTCGGATTGGTGCCGGTCGTCGCGCTCTGCTGCGTGATGATGCTCACCAGTTCGTTCTGGTATTCGCTCTTGAGCAGGGGCAGCCCGCCGATAAACGAGTTCGGGCGAACAATCGCAGAATACATGTCCGGGTTGACGCCCGGCTGCGAGAACATGCCGCCGCTGCCATGCACCGGAACTGCGGTCGGCGCAGTCGGGTTGTGCTTGGTGATATACAGCGTCGGATCAATGTTGTTGTCCAGAAGCGCCTGCATCTGCTTCTTGGTCAATCCGTTGGCAAACGTCTGTTTGCCGCCCGTGCGGGCAAGGGTTTTGCTCATGGTAATAAACTCCTGAAGATGAGCGGGACAGAATCAAAAGCCGCGACTGCAATCAGGCGCGGCAGGGGGAAAACGATTTATTGCAGCGGAGTTAGGACTACTTGAACAACCCCGGCAGTACCTTCAAAAGCGCTTCGTCAGACGCTTTTTCCTTCACGCCTTCCACGAGGTCGGCATCGTCTTCATCGATTTCAGTCTCGTGTGCGGTCGATGCCGCGCGCGGACCACCGGAGAGCGATTTCTCGACGCGCCCAATACGTTTTTCCAGCGACGTGAACCGATCCGGCAGTTTCGCCAGCCCCTCGAGTGACTTGAGCCGGGTATCGACCTCGCCAATGAACGCCTGCCCGTCCACCAGTTGTTCCAGCAGCGTGACGAGCTGTTCCGCCGCTTTGCCGGTGAGTACGGGTTCTTCGTCCTCGTCGGCATCCTCATCAGGATCAGGCTCGGGTGACTTGGCGGCTTTTGTCCCCGGCGTGGAATTACCTGCTTCCACTGCCAGTTCGTCAGTCGTTCCTTCTTCGGTCATGCCTTCATCGGTCATGCACGAACCAATCAATGCCGCTACCCGATCGGGCAGGTCGGCGGGGGTTTGTTCACCGAGCACATCACTGACCATCGAGACGAGTTGTTCGGTCAGCATTTCGACATCGAGCGCCTTCACTGCTTCCAGTTCGAGCGTTTCGTCTTCGTCTTCGTCAGGCGCAGGGTCAGGCATGACCAGTGAGGGCAGGAGGGTGCTCACGTCTTTCACCTCTTTACGCTCGACCCCCTGGGTATTGAGTGCGGCGGCGGCAGATGCCGCCCCTTTGCGCAGGTTCGGCTCGACCTGTGCAGCAAGTTCCGGCGCGTTCTTTTTCAGCCACGCGAAACGGATCGGATTTGCCATGTGCTTTTTCACCTCTATACGGGTATGCGGGTTAGCGGCAAACGCGCGCGGGAGGATGGACGACTCCATGCGGCGAATTTTGTGGAATACACGCGCCAGTACCTTACCAAGCGGGTTGATCTTTTCAGTCCACTGGCGTGTTTTGAAACCAATCGACACGCCCCACTGTATCGGCGTGCTTTCGATCATGTCGAGTACGGCTTTCGCCCAAGCTGTTGGGCGCTCCTTGGCGATTTCGAGCAAAAAGCCCTGTTCGGTGTCAGCCCAAATAATGTCGCCGATCGGCTCGCCTTCGTGCCAGAACAGTACCGGCGCGCCGCCTACAAACTCGCCTCCGCGCCATTCGGCATCAACGGCAGCTTCAAGCGCCTTCTGCGCGACAAATTCGTTGTCCCGATCCTGGTAGGGATTCGAGCTGATCATGCCGATGTAGCGCCGCCCATCAGCGCTTTTCATGATCAGGGTCTTATTGACAGGAGATGCATCCTCAAAGGCGAGCTTGGCGTCTTCCAGGATTTGCCGCAGCGCATCCTGAATGGCGCGCAAGCGGTCGAAGTTGCGGCGGCTAATGACGCGCCCCTCTTTGGTGCGCGTAGGTTCACGCGACCGCGCCGCTTTCAACACGACTTCGGTGATGACCGTCTCATCCGGGGTATAGAATCGGATAGAGGTCGGCATCACCGTAATCGGCGGCACAAACCCGATCGACATCGATGGGGAAAGCCGCTCGGCAGGCGTATCGGAATAGCCAATCGTAAGATGCGGATGCCAGTCTGACGGAAGCGAGAACGGGCTAAGTTCAAAGCCTTCCATGCCCATCCACCCAGAGGTTAGATTCTGAACCTCTGCTAACCTCCCGGCACGTCGCGCCTTCAGATAAAAGGCGTATCCGTCTTCAGGCGTTTCAAATACGCCAACGCCATCAAACACAACCGCGAAATTGATGTCGAATTCGGCAGTGTTGGAAGATTCAACCATCCAGCGTTTGACCGCCTCAACGTCGCCATCTCCCATCGCATACGCGAGAGTGATGTGGAACGTAGCAGGATCGGTTAGCTGCGTGCCTTCCGGCAGTACAGCGCTGAATGCAGACTGAAGCCGCACCAGTTCGGGTTGCGCGCCAAATTCGAGCAGAATTGCATAACCGTCAGCCATGATGCCCCTTCTGCTCCGCTTCCCACAGCGCAATGAATTCAACGTAATCTATCGCCTTGGTTCGGAGCGGCACTTTCGACAGCTTCCCGGTCGCCTTCTCGCCTTTTGTCTCAGCGAACGTGCATTTGCAACCGCCCCAACAAATCAGCGCGGGAGATTTCGGACGGATGTTGTAGCGCATCCAGTCCTTGAGACGGTGGACGTGCCCGTTGAGCTTCACGCACGAGCCGCAGTGTTCTGCGGTTGGATCCATCACCCACTTAAACAAGGCGTTGCGCTTGACACTCATCAACCCCTTTAGGCGAATTTCACCGAGGCTGTTTTCGACCCATGCCCCGGCGCGCTGCGCGACCTGCAATTCGCTCAACCCCTTGGTGAACACCTCTTTGCTGAAGTGTGTCGTGAAGGTAGATTGCCCAGAGAGCCACGCCAGGATAGTCGCCCGATCATCGGTATCGAGTTCCGGCGATGCGATGCCGCCCTCCTCCATACCATCGAGGTAGGCGAGCGTGCCGTTGTCCTTGAGCCATTTCCGTAGGCGCGTCGTCAGAGTCTTACGCGCCATCTGATCATCACGTGCCGCGTTGATCAAACGCACAAACTGATACGCGGCGACACTGGCAGTATCCGCCCAGGCTTTTTCCTGGTTGACGTCGCCCTGTGCCGCAGAATTACCCGGTTGAGAACTTTCTACCGCCGTGTCGTCGAACGATGACGTGTCCGGTTGCACCGGCTCAATGTCATCGTCTGGCAAACGCACACGCCCCTGATCATCGAGCAGGATGTCTCGGAAGACCTCGCTCTGATTAGCAAGCAGTTGAGCCGCCATCCGTTTTCCGAACAACGTCGCAACCTGTGCCGCAATCGAGATATAGGTTGATGCGGCGGCAGCGCGCTCGGCGTCTTCCTGGGGGTCACGGTACTTGTAGGCGAATTCGCATTCCGGCGGTAACACGCGGAAGTTCAAGCCTCGCGTAATCCCGCTGAATAAACGTCCGACTGTTTTCCCGCGTGCTTTCGCTGCAACGATTTGCGACTGCGTGCCCGTGCCGATGCCGCCGCCGCTGAGTTCCCAGATTTCCTGCACGTCAACGCCGAGCGCTAAGGCGAGCATTTTGACATCGAGCGGCACGTAAGCAGTGAAATCGAATTTCTCGGGCGACTCACTGAACGCTTTGAAAGCGACATCCACAGCGGCACGGGGATCGACCCCGTACAGCCATACTGTCTCGCCCCAGTCCGCCATCTCGTCAGATAACCGCTCCTCACGCAAGCGGCGGAACGCACCTTCAACCACGTCCTTTTGCAAGTTCTGTGCGATGGCAACGCCCGGCTTCGGCTTGTCATCGAGTCGCGCCGAGATATAGCGCGCCATGTTGATTTCACGCTCGGCAATCGCAATACCGCGACTGAGCGCGCACATTCCCACATCCGGGTAATCGTCGTCGCCATCAGGAATATCAACGATTTGGTGAATGCGCGTGCGGTGCATTTTATGGATTGAGCCGCGCGTTGACCAATACAGGAACGGGTATTCCCGATCATTGGTAGGACGCACGCGCAGCGGGTCGAGTGCCGCCACCGCAACAGGAGAACCAATGAGCGGCTCTGACGGATCACCGTACCCGATCAGCTCCCAGAATGCGCCCCGGTCATGACGGAGGAAGTTCAACACCGTCACGCTGATCAGATAATCAAACCCCTTGCCGAAGTGCGCCTGCTGAAGCATCGCCTGGGCGTTTTTGGAATCGGCGTCGTCCGGCGCGCTAACCTCATGCGGCGCGCTGATCAGCTTATTGACGATTCCCGCAAACGCGCCTTGCACCAAGGTGTTTTGCGGATGGCGATAGTAATTGCGAAGTTGTCGCTCACGCTCCTGTGTGCCGTAGCGCGCTAAAAGAGCTTTGCGTTTCTCGATGCCGCCGAACTCGGTGATTGCTGCCATGCTCTGCAAGGGCGCACCCTGCACACTGAGTGCCTGGGCTTCTACTGGTGTGATGGAAGTTCCAGACATAAAAGCCCTCCTTGGCTAATCGCCGACGTGATAATAAATGATGCGGTCAGACGCCATTGCAAGCGCGACTGCCGCGTCGATCTTCGCTTCGTGTTTACGTTTGACGATACGGAGCTTGTTGTCACCCTGAAGTTGCCGGTTGGCATTGGCGATATGGCGGTTGAGTTCAGGGTCATCGGGATGAACGATCCGGTTGTCACGGATGAGGTCATACAGACCTTTATCCGATACCAGACGATCTTGCCCCTGGCTGAATTTGTTCCAGAAGCCAAGTACCCCGTAGAGTTCCTGAGCCATCTGCGCGAGCTGCATCTCGTCGTAGGTGAATTCCCGAATGATGCGCCGCGCATACAAATCGACTAGGTAACGCTTGACCTCGGCATAGTCGATCTTGCCGCCCGGCGGTGGATACCAGATGCGGCATTCCATCACGTATACTTTGCCGTTCATGCGACTGACTGTGACGACAGCGAAACTGTCATCGCTCACTGCCGCGTCGAGCGCGGTCACACACGGGCTACTGCAAACTGAAACATCCCCCGCGCAGCTTTCCCACCAACCCGCGCCTACGAATGATTCCTCGGATGTCACCCACCCGTTTCGATGCACGCGGGTGAACTCACTCTCTGTCAGGTCTGCGGCTTGTTGTGCGTAGTATTCCGGGGTCTGCCACCAACAGCGCGGCTGCGTATTCCACAGTGCCAGCATACGCGCATCGTTGTTCCGGTAGAGTTCAAGCCCGTCGATGCCGACATCCACCGGCGCGCCGAGCCGAACGCCGCTCTCGTACAGGTTTTCGAGGATTGGCGATTCACCGTCGAATCCTGCGTAGCTCTCACACCAGCGGATCGACTTGCCGAACTTGAGCGGCGACAGCGTTGTCTCCGTCCACATGCGTTGATGCGCTTCGCTTTTGTACGCCCATAGCTCGGTGAAGCAGATGATGAGGTCGCCGCCGCCCGCTTCACCGTCCGGGTCAATGGGGATGGCGCGGATCGTCGTGTGATTCGGGAGCGTGATCGTGTTGCGCACCTGTTTGCAGCGGCTCTTTAGCCGGGGGTTGAGCGCTATCGCGCGCTGAATGTAGAAGAACGTGCGGCTTGCTGCCTGATCGAGGTCATTGCCTGCGACGCGGCACGTTTCCCATTCGGTATGCCATGCCAGCCATAGCACGACTGCCCCGGCAATGGTCGATTTCGCGCTCTTTTTGATGTCGGAATACAGCACCAGGCTGTACACGAACAAGCCGCGCTCATCGCGCTTGAGCGCTTCGCGGAGAACCGCACGCTGGTAGGGTTCGAGGATGATCGGCGCGTTGGTTTCGGGTACATAGAACTCTCGTTCGATCCACCCGACTGGATCATCAGGCATCCAGGCAACACCTGCCGCCGCTGCCGCGAGGGCTTCAGCTTTGGTCTGTGCTTCTAGGAGCAGGTCAAGTTCAACACGTTCATCACGGGTGAGGTATGGGAGCAGTTCGGCTATTCGATCAGGGGTCAGGTCTGCGAACATCGCTACCCGTCCACGTCGTCTGTAGGCGGCTTGCCTTGCGCTTCACGCATCTCGGCATTTTTCATAAGCGCCACCATCCTTGTCAGTCGCTCATCGTCTGACAGCGTGGTGACATCGGTGCGCTCGGTAGCCTCGCCTGCCCGAAGGTGCTGTTCCTTGATAATCTGTGCCAGTGCTGTTTGAGCATCGTAGAGCTTGATTGTGATGCGTTCCGATTCAGGCGTGATAACGTGCGAGAACTCCTTGATCAGATGGAGCCGCCCCGCTCGGTCTGCTTTTGCGAGGTCGATCTGTTCCTTTTCGACATCAACGAAGTCCGCCATTGTGCCGCGCGCATGTTCGGACAGTCGGAAAAGCGCCTCATCGGCACTCATCGCCATCTCTTTTATTTTTGCGTCGATTGCGGCTTTAACGTCAACATTGGTCAACAGGCGACTACCTTGTTGCTTTGCGGTTTTTGTTGAATATCCCGCTGTAATAGCCGCCTGAGTGGCATTGAATCCATTGGCGAGGTATGAGTTAATGAAAGCCGCCTGACGGGTCGTAGCGTTGTTTAATTTCTTCGATTTCATCATGTGTCAACTCAAACCATTCACCACGCACCCGCTTTGAAGCATAGGTTTTGTGTAAAAACGCTTCTTCTTGTCTCGCGTTTTCAATTCGGACAGAAAAGAGCAATTCCAGTTCGTAAGCTGAGGAAGTGGAAAGTCTTGACAATCGCGACCCAATATCAGCAGCGATTCCGATTTTAATACGACCAAACGGCTCGCGTATTAAATAAACCGATCCACTGACTGTGCGTTTCGCTTTTTGAGGAATCTCAACTTCTTGGATTGTGGTAGCTTCGTCAATTTTATGTTTGACAAGTGGATGCCGGGATAGTTCATGAGCCACAACGCTCAGTGTTCTGTACGAACCCTTATACCCGGCTAATCTAGCTGCTTCTGTTCCGTTTAGACATTTCAAGTATTCTTGAACAAAACGTGTTTGCTTGGTTGTCAACTTGATTGCGTTGACGAACTGATTAGAAGTCATTGCACACCTCTCTATGTGCTATCTCTCAATGTGGTGATCGGCAGGTAGTTGAGAGAACTACTTTTCACCCCGTCGGGCTATCCGATCAATACAACTTTAGCAGAGTTATCCGCACGCCTTTCACTTACAAAACGGGGCGGCAGGCATGAAGCCTAACCGCCCCTCATTACGATAAATGCGCGGTGGGTACTGCCTTTCAGTTGTCCAACGTTTGGACGACTGATCCGTGCCGCGCTGTCAAGGATGTTGGAGCCTGGGGACGGTCAATGCGCGTTGTTGTCACCTGCCCCTGTTTGCCAATCAAGCCCACTTCATCCTAAGCATCATGTCCTCAACTGACCTGTGTCGTCAGTCGAGTAAGGCGGCGCGCCCGGAGCCTCGTCTGTGGACGGGTTATCCCCTGTGTATCTCCACAGACGCGCGCAGCATCTCCGATCAGGATGGGTGCATACGCCGTCGAAATCCCATGTGCAGAAGCCGGGAGTTGAACCCGGTACGTTTCTCAGGTCATTGGAGAAACCAGCCCAGTTTCGCCGCTTCCACATAGCGGAGGAGTGAGTTTCAAAGTCGCTCCTCCCTGAAAACCGCCTGTGGCGGAACCAGTCCTGCGACCTGTTTTTGATTTATACCTGCCAGTTTGCGCTGGACGAGGCATGACATCGGTGAGGGGATCGAACCCTCAGCGCGGCGACTAGCACACTGCGCTCTACCAATATAAAACCGATGATCCTCCACATTTTCCTAGACGTGGACACGTCGATCAACAATGTCAGTGTAGAGTCTGCCACTCGCGGAGCTGCCCCGCGTTTCCCTGATAGCGGACGTGGCTATTTTTTCGTTTACTTTCAGTGTAGCACTATTGTGCTGTTTATTCGGGTATGCGGGTTTATAAAAACTTTCCGGTTGGATTGGCGCATCTAATCGATAAAAATCGCACACTTTTATCCACCCAAATGGGATGTCGTGCTCCTCAAAATATTCCATTGCGCGCTCTGCCAGGCATAGATGTTCGTGCGCGGTCGAGAGCGCTATCCGCATCCGGGTGGCGACATAGGTCAACCTGCCGCGTTCGCTGCATTCGTCGCTCATATCCGCAACCGCTACCGCATAGGTGAGCGCCTCAACCTCGCGCAGAGTCAGACAGGCATAGCCGTAGCGCCGGATACGCCACCCCATCCACGCCGCACGTTCAATCCGTTTGATGACCTGCTTTTCCATCGCCTCGTTCATGTTTTCGCCGCGCTCCATGATCTATAAAAGCGTAGCAAGGTTTAAAAAAGGCTTTGGTGGAGGCTATAAAGCGAGACTGCCCGCACTGGGTAGGTGCGGGCAGTCTCTAGGGAAAGGATGAGGCGCTATGGGAGGAACGCGCTCACCCACTCATCATAACAGGATTGAAAACAGGGTTTGAGGGTGGCATTTTGCGCTTGCGCCACCCCTCGCCTTCATTGGCGAATAAATATGGCAAATCGGAAACCTGCGCATCAGGCGGCGTTTTTGCGCCACACTCAACAAAGCGCGTATTCGCCCCATTGAAGCCCATCCCCGCCAGGAACATAGCGACCTGGCGGTCACGGTAGCCCAGATTGGTTGACGACAGGCGAACCACGCCGAGCAGGGCGTCACGGCGGTATAGGCGATAATGAGGCAATCCGGCTTCGAGTCGCAGATACTCAAATCGATACCAGCCCCGGATCAGAGCGTCGTCAAAGCACATTTTACGCAGCAGGCGCTCAATCTCAGTCGCCGCGCTGTCATAAAACAGCAAGAGCGGCGGCTGCCAAATCGCCAAACGACAAGGATAAATCGCGTAACTCGCCATCGCTGCATCACCCCCGGTACGACACGGAAACGATACGCAGGTCAATCGTCGGATATTTCGCCAGGAACAGCTTCTTTTTGAGTTTGAAAACCTCCGTGCTGTGACCCTTGACGTCCTCCGCTACGAGTTCCCCTTCATGGGTGTATTCAAAGTCCGCTTCATAAGCGATAGCGCGCTGCCATTTGCCCGTCCGATCCTTGAACTTCTCTTGCAGGGTATAAGTCGGATGAACACGAAGCCCGGAAATGCCGCCTGCCTGCTGCATCAGTTTCAATTGGTAGTAACGGTCGCGCTCGGCAATGCTGTCGAATTTGTACCCGTCTGCCTCAACTCGTTTATTCCCGTATTTCCCCATGATTTCCACTTTCCACTTGTACTAAGCCCGATCCGGGCTTTTACCTGCCCGGATCGGAAGATGACTCGCGCTAAAAAAGTCTCGGTTGCTCGACAACCATGTCATTGAGGTCGAGCGCAGCTACTTCGTCTTCGAGGACGAATGGGATATTGTGCGATTGTGCGATTTTGGCGAGGACAGACTTCGCCAGGTGACGGTGACAAAAACCGTCTTTAGAGCAGTAGCATGTCAGCACGGTGCGCGGGCGGCTCAGGATGTCAAGGAAAGCCTGCGGATAGGCACGGTAACGCCAGCGCAGCAGTGCCATATAGCGCAGTTCGTACTGCTCTGCGTCAATGCCGCCTACCTTATACGAGTCAACCAGTGCGCGAGTCGGCGCAAGCGCAGCGCCCAGCAATGAGACGCGGTGATCTTCGATGCCGCCGATTGTGATTTCGAGTGCGTCCCCATCGCCGCAGTTGATCCGCCCGGTGGCAATTTGTGTTGGCTGACTGGGAATGCGCAGCGGCGGCAGTGCCGTGTCACGGAGCGCATGATAGGCATCTGCCGTGCGCTCATTTGGTGCGAGAAATGGCAGTCCAATCGCCGCATACACGTCTGATTCTTCCGGCGTAGGAATGCGCATCGACCCCGGCGGCGGTGCTTTGATCGGCAGGTCGATCTGACTGGGGAGACGCCATAACGCGCCATCACTAACCAGCAAGTGCGGCGGCAGCGCGCCGTGCTGATTCATAGTGATGCGCCGCGTCACCAGATATTGGTTAGCGTCCCCCGGTCCGGTGCGGATCAGGAACGTCAGTCCCCAATCCCGATCCGGGCGCACAATAAACAAATCGAGCCGCATCCCTTTGTAGTAGCCAGCGCGGTAGCGACTGCCCCATGAGCGAGCAACACCATCGGCGCGGAGTTCCGGGGTAAACACCCCGGATTGCTCCAATACTGCCAGACGTGTGTCGAGCGGATCATTCGCCTGGAGCGTCGCCTGTGCGACGATTTCCAAATCGCCAATGTCCGCCTTTTCGCGGCGAATCGACCCGGCGATTTCCACGCGCGGGACAACCGACTTGATCAGCGTGACAAATTCCTCTGCCAGCGCGCGGGCTTCCGCGAGCGGCACGCGCTTATTCGTCGCTGACATGAGATGCCTCCGCAGCTTCAATGACTTCGGACATGCGCCACGCGATAATGTGACCGTGTGACTGCGAAGCACTCAACTGCCGGGAGAACTCCGTCGCGTCGCTTGGCACTTTGTAAATGAGTGGGCGCGGCACGCAGTCATACACCGCTGCCATATTGGTATCAGGGTCGATCAGCACCAGGCTGATCGGTTCGCTCGGTACGGCATGAGCTGTCGTGCGGCGATTGGTGGGCGGTGCTTTCCGTGCCGCTTCGATCATCGCGGTACAGGTGCGGCATGTGTTGCCCGGCTTGCCCGTGAAGTCAAGCGGGAACTGATCAGCAGGGTATCGCCGCTTGCATTGACTGCACGTTCTGTTGCGCACGGTCGCCGGTGGGCGCTGCGGACTGCTCGGTTTCTCGTCCTTGTGCGGCGCGCTCTTATGCCCTGTCCAATACTCACGCATGTGGGTGACGCACTTGGTGTGCTGTCGGGTGTTCGCTCGATTCCACATGCGGTCTTCGTTACATCCCTGTACATTGCACTTCGCATCCATGACAATCCCTTTCCCTTTACACTTTCATCAG